AACGGTAGTGATGACCATGTATGTAGCAATGTAAGCTGCGATGTCATTGATTAGTTCACCCGCTGGCAGGATGGCCACCTGGGTAAGACCGTTGACAATACCAGATGCATCAAAGGTAGTCTTGTAGATGTATCCAGCATATTCGTTGTTAGCTGCCACGTAGATAGCATCGGGACCATCAGTGACAGACCTAATGATCTGATCCGCTGGAACCTGAGCAACTGCTGCTGGCCACGCTGTATTGACTGCCGCCGTTGGATCGAGACGATACAGTCCGTTCTCAAGGCCGATGTAGATGGAGCCGCGAGCCATGGCCATCTCACTCGGGAAGATGAAGAATGGACTGAGCGGCTGGTAAATGCGCTCAGTGATGAGAGCACCAACGCCACCGTCAGTGATTCTCCACAGTCCACCAGTCGCAGCATTACCATTGCTGGACATGCAGAATGCCTTTGGCCTAGGATCACTGCCACTGTCAACGGCGTGAGCAGTAACGATATTGCCGAAGGTGGCAGAGGCGCCAATGGTGCCAGTTCGCTGAAACACTAGACTGATGTCCGATGCGTCAAGGACGCTAGAAACCACATTGCCAAGATTGTCAATAACCATCAGCCTCTCAAGGCGGCTGTTGTCAATGTACGTAGCAATCTTAAGGTTACTTGAAGTGGCTGGCGTAGTGTAGTTGACAGACTCGTTTACTTCCTTGAGCAGTTGAAGAAGATCAGGATCAGAGAATGGATCCACTCCAAGACTCTTATTGTACCTGATATTCAGAGCCTGACCCTGAGTATCAGGGTCCTGATAGACAACTCCCGCACCACCGACGAATGAGGTCTGAGACCTTAGCCACCACTGATTAAGAGAGTACTCACCAGGATCCTTGTAGTTGTCGAACTGCTGCTTGCGCTGCTCGATTGGTCCTTCCACATCGGGACGAGTATCACTGCTGGCAGACAGGAACGGCACTCCACCAAGGGCATAGTCATACAGGTTATCACTCGGGACATAGAGCCCCGAGCTTGATAGGACGCGTCCACTAATCTTGTAGACGATGTCATTGATGAGGGTTCCGAAACCCATGAGAACCCCTTATGCTACGCGGCGAAGATTGATGAAAGAGTTAGTCTTCATGGTGGTTGCATTGACTGCGTCAAGAGCATTCTGTGCCCACTCAAGAGTGAGGCTGCCAGCAGTTCCAGCAGTGACGAGAGTACCAGTCAGCAGTAGAGTGACGTTAGTTCCAACTCCAACAGTTCCAAAGCTACGCACACTGCCAGCAGCAGCAGATGCAGTATTGATAGTTCCTTCAGTGGTGGTAGCTCCAGTTCCCTGACCTACAGCATTGTAGAGAAGAGTGGAACCCGCTGGAACAGTGAAGTCCAGCGACATATCGCCAGTAGTGGAACCATCATACACTAGCATTCCACTGATCTCGTAGGTGGAGTTGATGGTAACCGCACCCGCAAGGTGCGGATCAGCAGTACGAGTAGTGGTGTTAGTGCGAGAAGTGTCGGCAGTCTTCCTGAGTGGGATAACCTGACCAACGCCATTGGCAAACATTCCACCACTATTGCTGACCCTAAACAGGGTAGATCCATTGAGCTGAAGAACCATTAGGTCCGCCGTGGTGCCAACGATCGCATTGGCAAACAGTGGACTCAGTGCGGTATTCGTATTGACGTGAGAGATGTCATCGTACGACGCTCCACCAGCGACAGTACCCGTGATGGTCGGGGAGGCGAGGGAGGTCGCCGTCCACGTACCGCCGGTTCCAGTAGCACCATTGATCACTGGAGCGGTAAGAGTCTTGTTGGTGAGGGTCTGAGTGTTAGTCGTTCCAACCACGGCGCCAGTAGCGCCGTGTGCAGCAGTGCTATCTTCATGGACCCGAGAGTCAGTGCCGTCGATAGCAGACCAAGTGTGTCGTACGTTGGCACCAGCATTGTGGTTAGTGCCAGAGGTTCCATCATAGGCGCGAGTGACGGTTAGACTAGTTCCCACCTGAGCGGTAACTAGAACCACTTCCTCGCTTGGACTTCCGTAGTCAAGTGCCAGAATATATGGCACCGAGACGGGGAAACCAATGACCTGCTGGACCTGAATGCTAGTCTGGCCTGGAGTAATAGTGTTGACGAGTACAGTTGGCTGCGCCGTTGCACTGTAATAGCGGCTCTGCGCCATTGATACTCCTAGGCTAGAAAGGTCTGGTAAGTCGGGAAGAGCTGATGAAGCCTGTCAACCTCTTCATCAAGGCGCTTCTTGTAGAGGCCCCAAAAGTACTGAGACGCATTGGATGCAGCACCGGCGGGAACCAGTGGAGCACGCTCGGTGGCCTCAACAGACTTCTGCTGTAGACGTGCGGGCTCAAGCCCACCAAGAAGCCGTGCGGTGGCTCCATACATAATCATGTCCTGAGTACGCTCTGGATATCCGATCGTAGTCTCATAGTCCTCACTGTCAGAAGTGAAGACTCCAGGCTTCTTGGTGTACATGACCCTGATCTGCCTGCCAGGAACAATGAAGTCCATGATCTGAAGAGACTTACCAGTAGCGGATCCGTCAATCGGATCCGTTGAAGCCTGAGGATTGTAGCGCCAAGCCTGAGACGGAAACCAAACCCTAGACGGCCCGATGGTGTCAACGGTCACACGAAGAACACCCTCAGACTCAGCAGGCATTGGATACTCATACCTGGCGGCCCGCTTCGGAAACTCGAAAGAGTCCATCAGATATAGGTCAGGATACGTCGCCTGAATGGTATCGTTGATTGCCTCAGTGATTCGCTGGCGAGGATAGTCGGGATCCATAGTCACGATGTCATTGATGGCATGAGTAGCGGGAGTCGTGCTCTCCCTTCCCCGACCATTCAGTCCAGCTGCAAGCGTGACCACTCCGTTAGAGCTGTCGTACTTGTTGACCAGCAGTAGTTCGTCATTGATCTCAACAAGCCCGCGACTAACGCGGGCGACAGACTCGATGTCAACAGTGAAGGTGGTATCGCTAGGCGACATGCCAACAGACAGCCAAGCGATCTGCTCCTGATTCCTGGTGTAACCCTGAAGGAGCTGCTTGATGCGACCCTTCATGTCGCCTAGCGTGATAGCCATCTTAGATCAGGAATCCATTGATAGTGACAGAGCTGGTGCCAGAAGCACCAGCGGTGAAGTTGAGAGTGCAACCATTGTCGCCACCGTAGACCAGGATCTCAGTAGTATCACTGTCGCTTACCACCGTGAGTGACAGGCCAGTGACATTGATCCTAGCCAGAACCGAACCATTCGCAGGGGCAGCATCAGAAGTGCCGCCTGGAATGACGTAGGTTACAGTTGGATTGGAGTTTCCTAGCGCGCTCACGGACGCAGAGAGCTGAATGTTGGCGGTGAGCCAACGCCCACCGGGAACAGTGACAATGCCTGCGGTAGTCGCAGTAGCAGAGGCGTTAATGATGTCCTCGGCGGGTGGAATTACCTGGATCATGTTTACTCCTAAAGTGGCTTCTCGGCCCAAATATACTGAATATCCCAGCGCTGGTCAACATCTCCAGAGGGCGTATTGAACACGATGCCTTCACCTGGCAGGAAGACGAACGATGCGCCAGGCGAAGGTGCAACCGTCTGCGCCTGCTGCACGCCGGAACCAACTACCGACGGAATGCCAATCATCGGGTTAGTTCCATTGGTGTTAGTAGTTGCAGGGCCCGTGATCTTCACCTGTGCCGATGGATTGACGAACGAAGTAAGGAACCTGTTCACGTTCGGTGCGGTGATATCCGTCCCACCACTGTGGGCGCTGGTCCGGAAGGCGACCAGGGAGCTTGGAGTGGCAACACTATTCAGGGCATAGACGGAACAGATGAATCCGAGGGCAATTGCAATCTTGCCGCTGCCGACTGGATTGAATACGGAGAGGAAGTTGTTCGATGCAACCACTCCGGGCGTATCTACGATCGCCTGGAAGTAGACGCCAGTCCACGATGGATCAACACCCAGATAAGTACTGATTGGCTGGGAAATCACCAATGGTGATGGTGAGACAATGTTGACATCCTGAGTTCCACTCGGAGTAGTGGTTAGAGTTCCACTGACAGGAATGGAATTGGTGGTAGTGCCAGTCGCAGGATTGTACGATCCTTCGATCGTTACACGCTGTTCTGCCATAAGTTAACTCCCATAGGCGACGCCAGTAGCGTCGCTGATCTTCTTGGCCGCTTCAATCTGATGCATCTTGGTCCCATCAGGCTGAATACCCTCTGCCCTAGCGCGCTTGTAGGCGCGCAGTTCTGCATCGTGAACCTGCTGACCAGTGGTTAGTGCAACTCCACTGTTCACTTGAATCTCACGGACACACTCAGAGTAAGAGTTATGATTCTGAGACTTGCAGCCGGAGCGGCACCTAGTCAAAGTCGCCCACGCTATTAGTGGTGTAGATGCCCTGCTTGTGGGCATCGTGAGCGGAGGGAAGAGACTGACCTGCTGGAGTCTGAGCTAGCTGGTAAACCTCTT